TGGAGCTGCCGATTCCCGAGGGCATGGACGTCACCAGGGGGGCAAAGCCCCTGGCCGCCGCAACGCGGCTCACCTCGTGTCGGCTGCACGCTGTTGTCGACACCTGCGTGCTGGTCGTCCCGGTATGCCCCCCGGGTGGGGTTGAGGTGATTGCGCCAGTACGGCAACGGGCTGCGGTCCACATCCGATACCGACCCATCGGGGCGGACGATGCTTGCACGCAGCAGTTCGGTGGTGGTCAGCGTCTGGCGGTCGCTCATGCATGCTGTTATCCCAGCCTGAGCGATGCGATCAATGGCGATCAGGCCACTGCCCAGAATTCCAGCTGCGCGGGTTCGCGGATGGAGGGGGCCTGCTCCCACCCGTAGTGCTCCCGGATGTCCTCGGCCACCTGATCGATCGAGGGGAAGGTGACGCGCTTCCCGTCGGCGGTGTCTGCCCCGTACAGGCCGAACAGCCAGTCGCTGTGCTCGCGCAGCATGCCCTCGCCGGCGGCCGACCCGATGCGCAGGGCGAAGATGGCCTGCCCAGGATCGCCGAACACGTAGCTGCCCTCCCCCTGCGCATTGCGAATGTCGCGCACACGGGACAGCACGGCCCTGGCCACCGCCAGCACTTGGCCTTGGTCTACGACGGCCACGGCCACCGCGCCGCGCCGGAACTGCCGGTGCGGGGCTGCGTGCCTGGTCGGCTTCTGGGATTTGTCGTTGCCCATGGTCGTCTCCGCTGCGCTGGTGCCGTGGTAATTCAGGCGGCCGCTTCGCCGAACAGCGAAGGAGCCGGGGCCAGGTGCTCGACCACCACCTCCAGCCGCGCGCCCTTGTCGTCCGGCTCCATGCGCTCCAGCACGATGCGGCGCAGCTGTTTATCGTCGGCCCAGGCGATACCGTTCAGCGCGTCGGACAGCACCTTCTCGCAGTTGCCGAGGTCGATGCACATCACGCTGTCGTCCCAGGTATGCGGCTCCTTCCGGGCGCGTCGGGCCCAGTCTTGAGGCCGGTTCGGGTACAGCTGGACGTGCAGAAGCACCCTGCCCGGCGTTGCGCTGCTGAGCCCTGCTGCAGCTGCAATGGCTCCGACCTCGCGCCGGTACTGCTCGGCCTCCGGCGTCACATAGGTCATCGCCCGATACTTCGCGGTGCCCTTCACCTTGATGATGCGGGTCGCCCAGTAGCGGTTGGCGCTGATCGGGTATGGCAGGGTGAGGCGGGTCATGCTGCCCATGAGGTCTTCTCCAGGTGCTTTTCGATCAGGGTGTTCTGCAGGTCCAGCAGGTAGTCGTCGTTGCCGACCTCCTGCCGGAAGCGCCGCGGCTGCTTGGCGTAGGACGGGCCGAACAGCTGCTCGCAGGTGTCGGCACTCATGCCGTTGAAGGGCTCGCCGCGGTGGGACCAGGGATTGAGGCCGATCGTGAAGTCGTGCCCGCGGCGCTTCTGGCCGTGCTTGCCGCCCACGGTCAGGTGGTGGACCTCGGCCGGAACCGGGTTCTCACCGAAGCTGAGCCCCAGGGCATAGGCCACGATGCAGCCGATTTCCTTGATCGCGTCCATGCGCTGCTGCTGAGCGATGGTCGGGTTGCTGGTAGAGCGGCCGCGCCTCATGCTTCCACCCATCGATCAGGGGAAATCACATGGATTGCGAATGGATGGGCTGGTGTTCTCTTTCTGCCTCCGAGCAGGCGGCATGGGTACAGGCCGTGGGAAGCGTGACCGCGATCCTCGCGGCGATCGGAATAGCCGCTTATGAGCGTCACGTCGCCAAAGTGGAGGCCGCTGAAAGGAGGCGATTGGAAAAGAACGCCCGTTACACGCGGGGGAACAGGGTGATGAAGCGGTTCCAAAAGGTCATCGCGCGTCAGCTTGAAGCCGCCAAGATTCAGCAGCGAGGAAACGTGACGCCATCGATGCCAGCACAGCCGGTACCTGACGACGTGAGGGATCTCGAGAGCGAATGTCACCTGATGCCAGACGCGGGCGGCGAGTGCCTTACAGCCATCAACTTCTTCGAAGATGCGCAGGAACTGTTGCAAGGCTCGTTCCTCCCAACACGCGACACTGATCGCTTCATCGAACTCCTGGAATACGCGAACAGCCGCATTGAGATGGCGCTGAAACACTTCTACGACTATCTGAGCGTTGCCCGTAACTGAGTTGCTCATGCGGTTCTCCTTTGCTCACCCGCCATCAGCAGGTACTCGCCGCGCACGGCATCGGTCAGGCCGCTGATGTAATGCCGGTCGATGTGATCGGTCAGCCCCCGGAACAGCTCCGAGAACTCCCCCTCGTCCATTTCATCGAACGCGATGGACCGCGGCTGGCTCACGAGCGCCTTGCCGGCTGGGCCCAGGTCGATCTCGAGCTGATCGCAGTGCACGCCGGCCTCGCGCTGCACGCGCTTGATGGCGTCGTGCGAGGTCATCGTGTCGAAGCCGTCCACGTGGTCGACCAGCAGCGCGCCGACGGCGTGCGCCAGGCGGTGGAAGGCTGGATTGCGTGACTGCTTCAGCTCGGCGCGGATTTCACGGCCCACGTTGAACCGGCGTTCCTTCAGCAGGCGCTGGTCGATCGGGTGCGCGGGCACCAGGGCGCCGACCTCTTCGCCCGTGGCGGGGTCAACCAGCCGGCGAACGACCAGATACACCGGCCGGCGCGCTCGTTTGGCCTGAATCTTCTTGGCGGCAACTGTCGTCATGGGTTGGTCCCTGCGTGGAGGGCGGCGGCGAGGCCGCGGCGTCGGGGTGCGCTGCCGGCGGCGGGCGCACTGGCGCTGGTTTGCCGCGGCTCCCAGTACTCGGGCAGCGGCGAGAAGCGGAACAGCTCGGGCTGGTACAGCTCGCGGACCATGCCGGGAGCGCCATTGCGCTGGATCGCCACGATCAGCTCCGCGGTGCCTTCCCAGCGGCTGCCGGGGTGATAGATTTCGTCGCGGTAGATGAAGATCACCGCATCCGCGTCCTGCTCGATCGAGCCGGAGTCGCGCAGGTCGGCCACGATCGGACGCTTGTCCGTCCGCTCTTCCAGCTTTCGGTTGAGCTGGCTCAGCAGCAGGATCGGCAGGCCCAGCTCGCTGGCCGTCAGCTTCAAGGCCATGGTGATATCGCCGATGCCTGCCGCGCGGTTGTCACCGGTGACGTGCATCAGCTGCAGGTAGTCGATCACCACCAGCCCCAGCGGATTGCGGGCGTGCATGCGGCGAATCTGCGCGCAGACGTGTTCCACCCTGGCTTTCTTGGGCCGGCTGACGAAGATCGGCGCGTTCGACAACCGCCGGATGGCCTCCGCCGCGTTCGCCCAGTCGACGTCGTCCAGCTTGCCCGTGCGGATGCGGTTGCCGTTGATCCCGGCCTGGTTGGCCAGCATGCGATCGCCCAATTCCTCGGGCTGCATCTCGAAGGTGAACACCGCCACAGGCTTGTGCAGGCGCAGAGCCACGTGTTCGGCGAGGTTGATTGCCTTGGTGGTCTTGCCCATCTTCGGCCGGGCCGCCAGCACGATCAGATTCCCCGGCTGCAGACCACCGAGTACCTGGTCGAGGTCCTCGTTGCCGGTCGTCAGGCCGCTGATGCCGCCACCGTTTGCAGCACGATCACCCAGCCGATGGAACACACGCTCCATCACCGGAGCCACGGACTCGAGGTCGCACGGTTCGTTGTCGAGCATGCCGCCGATGCGGGACTGCGCCATGCCGACCAGCTCCACCGCCGATCGCCCTTCCGGGCTGTGCGCGGCGTCGATCAGGTCCTGGCCGGCGCCGATCAGGGCGCGCAGCTTCGCCTTCTCCGCCACGATCTCGGCATAGCCCACGATGTTGGCCGCCGACGGCGTGGTGACGCTCAGCTCGATCAGGTAGGCGCCGTCGCGCACCAGGTCCAGCTTGCCGCGGGATTCCAGCCAGTCACCCAGCACCACCGGGTCGAACTCCACGCCGGTCGGCTGCAGCTCGGTCATGGCCTGCCAGATCAGCCGGTGGTCGGCGCGGAAGAAGCTCTCCGCGCTGAGCAGGTCTGCCACCTGGTCCCAGGCGCGATGCCTGAGCATCAGGCCGCCCAGCACCGCCTGCTCGGCGTCGAGGCTGAAGGGCAGCTGCCGCCCCCACTGCTGGTCCTGTTCATGCCGGCGCGCGCTCACTGGCCCACCCCGGACAGCGCCTTGTCAGCCAGCTTGGCGATCACGCCCTCGCGCAGCAGGTACTCGAAGTCGGGTTTCCAGTTCTCATGGCCGACGCCGCCCTGCTGGCGACCAGCGTGGAAATCGTCATCGGCGGCCGTCTCGAAGTACAGCTTCCAGAATTCCGGGGTGACGCGCTCGCTGCGAAACAGCAGCTGGCACAGCTGGCGCACCGTCGGCAGCGCCTTCTCCACGGCCTTGATCCGCGGCTTGTTGAGCACCGTGCAGGCCGACAGCTCGCCGTGGGGTTTGGCCAGGATGGCGTTGTAGGCGGTCCGGGCGTCCTCGGCGATCTGCTGGATCCGGGCCTTGGTCTTCGCCTTGGCGTCAGCCGCCGGCGGCGTGTTGCCCGTCAGCGCCAGCGGCGGGGACGAATCTGAGCGAAGCGAAGATTGTTCTTTCTCCTTTCCCTTCCCTTCCCTTCCATTCCCTTCCGGGGGTGAGGCCTCGACGACTGCTCGCCGATCATCCTCAGAAAACGCCGGGTGTTTGTACGTGGGCTTCTCGATTTTCTGATGCTTCCGCCAGCCAGTGACGTGCAAATAGTCCTTGTCGCCCTTGGTATAGAAGGCGATCAGGGAATTCGCCGACAGCTCGTCGAGCATTCCTTGAACATCTGTCGAGGAAATATCGTCACCGGGGAAGATTTCGGCCTTCACCGTCTTGGCGCTGGCCACATGGTTGCCGGCGTCATCGCAGAAATTCCAAAGGCCGATAAACAGCAGACGAGCGATCGGCGAGCACTCCATCACTTGCTCGCTCGACCAGAACTCAGGCTTGACGGTGCGGATGCGGGCCATCAGCCACCCCGCAGCAGTTGCAGGCAGACTGCGGTGAACCACAGAACGCGCACGGCGATCATGGCTTTCTCGGTGGGGTCCATCAGTGCGTCCTCAGCATCCCGGCCAGGCGCGCCACTTCCGAGCGCGGGCATGGGGTATCCAGTGCCGCCTGCAGTTCCATGTACTGGCGGAGAAGGTTCGATTCGGTGGCCTCGCACAGCGGCGTCACCAGCCGGCGCGGGATGCGGCGGGCGCCGGTGCGCATCCGCGACACGTAGCTCTCCGACTTGCCGATCACCGCGGCGACCGTGGCCAGCTTGTGGTCGCCGGCCTTCATGGCCACAGCCAGGGCCTGGTCCGGTGATTCGATCTGGCGCAGCAGCTTTGTCGGGGCGTCCTTCGGCTTGCGCTTCACGCTGATGCCGAGGTGGAGACTGCCCAGGGGGTCCTTGAGGTTGCCAATGCTTTCCATGGTTTGCCTTTCTTTGCCAAAGGGTTGTGGGCGAAAAAGAAGGCCCCTCTACGGAAGCCTCCAATGCCCGGTTCACTGCGGAAATCCCCTTCAAACGTCGTGCATCTGGTCTGGATGAAGGGGCGTTGTTTCGTCCTGGATAGGACGGGGAAGAAGGCGCGCGTGCGTCCGTTGAAGCGCAGAGCGCGCGGGCCGATTGCGCCGGGCACGGGTGTAGTCGTGCCCTTCCCTACCGGTGGCCGGTGAGGTGGTCATGTCAGGGGGCTTCATCAGTGGTGAGACGGGTGTCCTGCCACTGGGCGAACATCACTGCCGCGAACTCCGGGCTCGTGTGCTCTTCGACCGTGCGCCAGAATGCGATCTCGGCCAGGGCCGACTCGGCATAGCCATCTGGCTCGCCGCCATTGGCTTCGCACCACGCCAGCATTTGCCGGTGCGACGCTTCCAATCGATCAGAGGTCTTCTCACACATGGCAACTCCGGAAGAGATACAGACGGCGCAACAGAAGCTCGACAGAGCCCGCATGGAGCGCGATTCGTGGAAAGGGCGGGATCGGCACAACTACGAGATGGCGACGCACCTCGTCACTGCGCTGGAAAAGCAGCTGTCGAAGCTGCTGGCGGATACGGACCACGGCTAGACCTTCCGCCGTCTGGCGCGGACTTCGGCGACAGCGGCGGCGACCGACAGCACCACCAGGATGCAGATGCCGAAGCCGACGAGGCCCGTCCCGGTCAGATGGGCGAAGGCCACGGGGATGAGCCACCAGCTACTGGCGGTCAAGCCGTAGACGATTCCAGTAGCGAACGGGGACTTGAGCATTCAGGCCTCCGCGGCCACGGTGGGGGTGGGCTTGCGGCGGCGGGTGGACTTTGGAGCCGGGGCGAAGAGTTCAGGACGCTTCTGGGCGGCCCTCCAGCACCACGCGTCAGGGATCGGCTTGTCCTCTTCCCGGCCGGTCATCGACTGCCTGGGAAGGCCAAGGAAGCGGGCGAAATCGGCATTCGTTTCGATGCCGAGGGCGGTTTTGGCTTGGGCAAGGGTCGGGTTCATGCCGCGAGTAAACCATCGGTTACCCGAGAGTGTCAACCATGATTGCCAACTTTCCGTCAATCATTCGTTACATGAGTATTGGCGCCCGACTAGAAGAGCTGCGGAAAGCTGCGCAGCTGACCCAACAGCAGATGGCCGACATCGTCGGCACGTCGAAGCAGTACGTTGGCCGACTCGAAAAAGGGCTCAACCAGACCCCCAATGGAGTGTTCCTCGCGGACTGGGCTAGGCACTTCAACGTGAGCGCACGGTGGCTTTCGTCCGGCGAGGGACCCCGCGCAGCCAGCGCGCAGCCAGCGTCTCAATCCACGCGACCCGACTTCGCCAAGCTGTCTACGTCGGTTCTGCTGCTGCGGCACTACTTGGACTTCACGGGCGATCCGCCCGAGTGGATCAGTGACCCAGTACTGCTCGAGACCGCATACGAGGTTGTCGACCAGTTCGGCGCAGAAGTGCGCCCGGACAACGTGTTCGACTTGACCAAGGTTCTTGCAAAGAAGATACGGGGTGGCACGGATGGAGAAGGACAACCGGTTCGAGGAACTCGCACAGCGGCTGGCGGCTAGAACAGCCGCCCTGCGCGGCCAAGGCAGCCAGCAGCCGAAGCTGCACGTTGTACGTGAACCCTCGCCTGCCGCGCCGCTTGCTGCGTTCCGCATGGACTTCGTGCTGCGGGAATCCCACATCCGCATGATTCGCCACTTCCGCCGACGCTGGGGGCACCCGATGCAGCTCGTCATCGATCAGGCCTGTTTCGGCTACATGGGAGTGGAGCAACTGCCCGATGACGACCTGATCCAGTTGCATAAGGACCTGGAGCGCGCCGAAGACTGCATGCGCGACGGGATCTCCTTCGAAGATGCCGGCCTGCTCCGCTCACGCTACGGGTAAGGTCCTGAAGCAGGTCAACAGAGAAATTTTCCAGTGGTAACCATCCGTTTCGGAGGTCGGGAGAGTTTTTTTGCCCTTTGAGTAACTTTTTGTTGACTTGGTAAAGTAACCCATGATTTACTGCACCCGTCGGCCCACAAGGGCCATCCGAACGGGGCAACCGCCATGTCACTGCAGACTCGCAACGATTCCGACCGCAACGCCCAGCGAAGCTGGGACGGCCGCGCCGAGTGCGCGCCGGATGACGAGGCCTTCCAGTTCGCCTGCGACCAGGTGGCTGCGGAGCTGGAGACGGAAGCTGAAACTGCCAACGTCGTTTCGTCGCTGAGCGGCTCCCGGCACGTCGTCCACTTCCTGATGGCCCAGCAGATTCCGGCGCACCTGCTGCCTTGGGCGCGCGAGCTGGCCGATCTGGTCAACAACATGTCCGACCGCGTCGACTCGCAGATGAAGACCTTTGCGGCCGGTGACATGGAGGACGCGGCATGAACATGGATGACGTCCACAGCTTCTGCGACGCACAGCGTGCGAACGGCGGTGGGTATGCCGCCTGCAGCAAGTGCCCCATCAATGAGGCCTGCACCAGCGGCACCGGATACCTGACCCAGGCTTCGCTGGACGCATGGCAGGACCGCTGCGTCGCAGCCTTGGAAAAGGCGGTGGCGGCATGAGCGCCCCTGTCGCCGCGCTGGCCCGCAAGGTCTTCGAGGAATACTCCCGCGCCGGTGGGAACCCGCCCGATGCGCACTTCGACCGCAACGCCGCCGAACAGTGGATGGCGCATGCGCTGGAGTTTGCTGGGGTCGCCGAGCTGATCGAGGCGGCGGGTTCGGTTAGCGATGCAACCGTCGAGCACTACGGCAATGCCATGGGCCTACATCTCGCACTGGCAGCAACCGGCGGACTGAACGAGCGCCTCTCCGCAGCCCTCGCCGGCGTCAAAGGCGGTGCCGCATGAAGGCCGTCATCGAAGCCGCCAAGGAGTTCGCGGCGATCCTCGGCTGCGGCCTCTGCGTGATGGGCCTGCTGTGGCTCGCGGCCGTTGCTACGGGCATCTGGCAATGAACGATGCCGACTTCATCAAGGCGATGCAGCTCGGCCTGCCGCCCATCGCCTCGCCGGCCAGGTCCGGCCTGTCCGTCACCGAGTACCGCATGGACGGCGTTCTGCTGGGCAACGCAGATATCGAAATCAACCAGCACGAGGCCATCAACGGCATCTGCGCCGGGGAACAGAGCGATGCATGACTTTCTGACCGCCACCGGCTGCCGCAGCTGGTCCGACTTCGCCGCCTGCCTTGCCTGCTACGCGATCGTCGCCGCCCTCGGGAGCGCGATGTGCTGGCCGGCGGCCTGGTCCTGATTTCCCCGCCGGCGCGCCCGGCTCCTTCGAGAGGCACCACCGATGTTTGAGCTCAACGACGCGACTGCCAAGGTCGCCAACTTCAACCCCCGCGCCGAGCGACACGGCGACGAAAACAAGCTGGCCGGCGACCTGAAACTGGTCGTGTGCGTGGGCAACGGCGTGCTGGACTACTTCCAGAAGGGCCTGCGCCAGTCGCTGTACCGCAAGGCCGCGCAGGGCGAGCAGCAGGATCTGATCGAGGGCGGCGATGGTCTGACGGCGGTCAAGTTCCCGAAGCTGGGCGCGATCCCGTGGGACGAAGAGTACCCGGGCTATGACCTGGTGATCGGCGGCGGCCTGGGCCTCACCGAGCCGCTGGTGATCAGCGACGTGACGCTGAAGAAGATTTCCTTCGAACCGCTTGAAGGCGGAAGCCTGCAGATGACGTTCAGCGCGGTGTTCCACCCGACGAAGTCCGAAGCCGGCGCGCTGTGCGAGCTGATCAAGAACGACGTGCAGCTGACCTTGGTGTCGCCGCTGAACCAGGGCAAGGGCGAAAAGCCCGCGCAGGAAGACCTGACCGCCGCCGCGTAATCCCCCGCTGCCCGCCCCCTTCGGGCAGCACCACCCGCGCCGGCCGGGATCCCCAATGCCGGCACCTATCCCCGAGAGAACAAGGACAGACCCATGCTCAACATCAACGAAGAAGAACTGAAAACAGCGATCGTTGCGCAAGCCGCAGATCAGATCGTCAACAGCGACGATGACCTGTCCGGCATCGTTGCCAGGGAAGTGAAGTTGCGCATCAACGCAATCTTCGTGGATCGCGTTGAAGCGCAGATCCAGGCAGCCATCGATGCCGCAGTGAACAACGCCTTCGATGAAGAGTACCAGCGCGTCACCAGCTGGGGTCAGCCCGACGGCCCTGCCACCACGGTGCGCAAGCAGCTGGAGAAGACCGTCAGCGGCTATTGGACCGCCAAGGTCGATGCCCAGACCGGCAAGCCGTCGACCAGCGACTACTCCAGCGTGACTCGCGCTGAGTACCTGATGACCACGATCTGCGCCGAGGACTTCAGCGCTGCGATGAAGCAGAGCGCTCTCAACGTGACCGGGGCACTCAAGGACGGCCTGCGTAACCAGATCGGAAAGCAGATGGACGGAATGCTCAATGAGCTGTTCCGCATCAAGAGCCTGCAGGACCAAGGCAAGGTCGAAAAGCCGTATTGAACTCCGCAAGGACGCGCCCGCTCGCCCGGCAGCGGCTCCGAAAGCCGGGCACCTATTCCATCTTCCCCGCAGAGCAGCCATGAACGAAATCGTCACCATCGACCAGTCCATCTACGGCACGCGCGACTCGTTCGTCTCGGTGCTGACGGACCGTTCCATCAACTTCGACCGTGAAGCGGAATTCGCGCTCCAGTCGCTGTACGGCAACAAGTTCGCGATGGAAGTCGCGATGAAGAACCGCAGCTCGGTGATCGCCGCCGTGGTCAACATCGCGGCCATCGGCATCAGCCTCAACCCAGCCAAGAAGCAGGCGTACCTGGTACCGCGCGACGGCAAGATTTGCCTCGACATCAGCTACATGGGCCTGATGGACCTGGCCATCGACTCCGGGTCGATCCGCTGGGGGCAGGCCGAGCTGGTCTATGAGACCGACACCTTCGCCCTCAACGGGGTGGATCAGCAGCCCACCCACCAGCGGAACCCGTTCGCGAAGGATCGGGGCGAGGTAGTGGGCGTCTACGTGGTGGTCAAGACCGCCGACGGCGACTTCCTGACCGACACCATGAGCCGCGAAGAGATCGACGGCATCATGAACCGCTCGCAGTCGGTGAAGTCCGGCAAGTCCTCGCCGTGGAAGACCGACTGGGGCGAGATGGCGAAGAAGACCGTGGTCAAGCGCGCCTACAAATACTGGCCGAAGACCGAGCGTCTGCACACCGCGATCCACCACCTCAACACTGACGGCGGCGAAGGCTTGGCCGTGCTGAGCGGCCAGCAGACGCAGCAACAGGCAGCCATCACGCAGGCGCTGTCCGCGGAGCAGGAGGCCGAGCGCACGGCGCTGTATGCCAGCCTGCAGGACATCGCCACGGGTGGCCTGGAAGCACTCGGCCAGGCGTGGGCGAAGCTGACCCCCCAGCAGCGCAAGCTGATCGGCGGCGGCGGGCTGGAAGCGTTGAAGGCTGAGGCCGAGAACGCCGGTACCGAGGTGATCGAAGGCGAAGCCAGCGAGGTGACGCCGTGATCGTCCTGCCCTACGAGCAAGGCAGCATCGAGTGGCACCGCGCCCGCGCCGGTGTGATCACTGCCAGCATGTTCAGCACCGCCCGAAGCCGCGTCGGTGAGCTGGATGACCGGCAGCGGCAGTACGTCGATGCCGTGCTGGCCGGCATGGCTCAGAAGGACGCCGCGCAGGCGGCCGGGTATAAGGCCCTGCCGAAGTCCGCGATCATCGAGAGGGCGCTGGCTGGCGAGCCGGTCGGCGACTTCAGCGAGGCGTCGAAGAACTACGCCTTCCGCCTGGCGATCGAGCGCATTGGCGGGGAGCCGCTGGACGAGGGATTCGAGACGTTCGCCATGCGCCGCGGTCACGAGCTGGAGCCGCTGGCCCGTGCCGAGCACGAGGTGCAGTCCGGCCTGCTGGTGAAGCGCGCTGGGTTCGTGCTGAGCGACTGCGGCAACTACGGTTGCTCGGCCGACGGCCTGATCAACGATGACGGTGGCAGCGAGTACAAGGCCTTCATCAATCCGGAGAAGCTGCGCAGCTTCCACGTCGACAACGATGCGAGCGAGGTGTTCGAGCAGGCCCAGGGCTGCATGTGGATCACCGGTCGGAAGTGGTGGCACATCGGGCTGTACTGCCCGGCGCTGGAACCGGCGGGTAAGCAGCTGTGGTGGCGCCGGTTCGAGCGTGACGAGGCCTTCATCGCGACCATGCGCGACGACCTGGAGCAGTTCCGCCTGATGGTGGATGGATACGAGGCCAAGCTGCGCCAGCCGATGCAGGTGGCCGCCTGATGGACGTCCGCATCTACCCCTACCACCGCAAGAGCTGCGTGCGCGCCGGCAACGCCCGCGCCGCGCTGTTCGCCCACGTGGTCGACGGCAAGCGTTACACCACCAAGCAGGTGGCCACGCAGCTGGGCCTGTCGCTCAACGGGGCCGCCAAGCGGATCAAGCGCGGCCCCTACCCGCTGACCTGGTCGGCGCTGCAGCAGTCCCGGCTGGTGAAGTCATGAGCGCGCGCAAGGCCTGCACGTGCTGCTGCCGACGGCTGCCCATCGAAGCCTTCCCCAGCGCCGGGCGGCGCGGCAAGGAACCCACCTGCGCCATGTGCACCAACGACGCGCGCCGGTTGCGCACGCCGCTGCCGGCGATCAAGCGCGACCCGGCCCTGATCCGGATCAACAACACTTTCAACCTGTGGCATGGGCCGGTGAGCCGCACGCCGCTGAGGATCGCAGCATGACCAGCATCCACGTAAAGCCGCTGTTCGACACACCGACCCGGCAGCAGAAGGAAACCGAGTCGCGCACGATCGCCGCCGACCTGGAGCGCTTCCGCAAGGCTGGCGGGAAGATCGAGGTCCTGGGCATCACCGCGATCGACAAGGCCGGCATCAGCCGCCGGCAGGTCGTCGAGGGTGGCGCGGAGCAGCGCAAGGCCGCGAAGGCAGGCAAGCCATGAGCCGCCCCGTCACCCGCCGCGCGCCGCAGCGTAACGGCGGCTTCTCCTGGGGCCGCTTCCCGATGGGCAACACCGGGATCGTCTGCTACCGCCTCTTCCGCCGTGACCTGACCGGCGCGGTGCACATCCAATCCCTGCATTTCTACCCGCACGACCAGCGCCCCGCCGTAGCCCTCGCCCTGCGCGAGGCGTGCCACCGGCTGCGCGACCGCGTCGACGAACTGGACCTTGCCGCACTGGGAGTGACCGCATGAACACCGAACGCACCGAGAAGTTCGTCAACGCCATCGGCTGCGACCTGGAGGAAGGCGGGTTCCGGCAGGTCAGCGGCACCACGCTGCGCCGGACGCTGGCGACCGCCGTGAGTGCGGCGCTGCCGCTGTTGGGCGATATCCGAATTCCGGCATCGCAGCCCGCAGAGCTGGCCGAGCAGCAGGGGGTGGAATTGCCACCGCTGCCAGCTAGCCGTGGATTCATCCAATGGCATTCCCCGCAGGCTGTCAATCAGGCCCACGGCTTCACTTCGACCCAGATGCAGGACTACGCACGAGCCGCCCTCGCCGCAACTGGCAAGCAGCAGGGTGGCGAGGTGCAGGGGGATGCGCTGGGCTGGTCTGGCTGGGCCACGCAGAAGCCGGGCCATATGCCCAAGCTGTGGGGCACCCGCGAAATCGCCGAGCTCAATCACGACCTGACCGGGGATGCGCGCCTGATCTTCCTGTCGGAGCAACCCGCGCAGGGCGTCGACCGTTGGCTGACCGAGGAAGAGCGCGAGTGGATTGACTATGCCATTGCTCACATGCGTGATGACAGCGAGCCGGAAGACTTGACCTGTGCTGATGCGCTGGACCGCCTACTGCGCAGGGCCGACGGCCAGCGCGATGCAGCGCCGGGGGTGGGCAATGGCTGACCTCGCCGTCCTCTGGCTGACGAAATACCTGGTCTTCGCGTTGATCGTCATCTTCGGCCTGGGCGTCCTGTGGCTGCTGGCCGCTGCATGGCGCGCCGTGCGCTGGTGCTGGCGCCGGGCCGCAAGGCAGGTGTCCCATGGCTGAGCCGCTGCACGATCACCGCGTCACCGGCCTCGAGCTGGCCAGCCTGTCGGGCGTCGACATTGAGCGCGCTCGGCCGGCGACGGTGCGCACGTGGGAAGCGCGCGGGCTCGCCCTGCAGGCGCTGGCCCGCGGCGACATGGCCGAGGCCGTGAAGATCATGGCCCATGCCACTGGCGGTGCTCGATGACAGCCTGCAACACGCTGAGCGTGTCCGCACTCGATGAAGACGAGTACGACCGCCGGAGACTGCCTGGCGCGTATTCCCAAACGATCCATCACATCCGGGCGTTGAGGAAGGAGCTGGACGCCATGCGATCGCGTGGACGCGCCGGGGACAGATTCAGGGCCGCCAAGCTCTCGTGGTTCATCAGGAACAACGAGCGCTATGCCCAACGGCTACGGGCCCGCGCTGCACAGCTCGGGGTGAATGGATGCGGATCCAGCGATGCAATCGCGCCACGCCCCACCTCGATGCTTACACAGATGGAGCTGTTCGCATGAGCGCCCAGCTCTTCCCCCGCGAACCGCGCCGCATGAAGCAGCCGGCCAAGGACGTGCTGCGCGAGCAGCTGTCGATCGCGGCCGACCGGATCATCGAGCTGTCGGCCGAGAACCAGCGCCTGCGCGATACCGCGCACCAGGCGATCGAGCAGCTGCTGGCTGCCGCGCCTACGAACTGACAGGAGAAAATCAACATGGCCAGGCAGAACAACGAGGCCACCACCACGGCGGTGTGCCTGTCGCGCGAAGAGCTGCGGGACCTGTGCGGAACGCCCTACAGGGAGAAGCAGCTGGAATTCTTGATCCTCAATGGGATATCGCACTACAAGGGGCTGGATGGCCGGCCGCGCGTGCTGTGGTCGACGCTGGAGGGTGCTTCCGATGCGTCCGTGGCGAAGGCGGTAGCGATCGCAGAATGGAAGCCGAACAAGGTGGCATGACGATGGGCAGGAAACCGAAGAAGGCCGGGGCGATCCCCCGGCTGCGCCAGCGCAAGCAGAAGTCGGGGGTGGTGTTCTATTACTACGATCGCGGGGGTAAGCCGCGTGTCGAGATCCCGCTGGGCAGCGACTACGCGCTGGCGATCAAGCAGTGGGCCGAGCACGAGGGCGGCCGCAAGGCGCAGGCCTTGGCCGTCCTGACCTTCCGGATGGTGACCGACTCCTACCGCCGCGAGGTGATGATCACGAAGGCAGCGCGCACCCAGGAGGACAACCGGCGCGAGCTGGACAAGCTGCTGGGCTTCTTTGATGACCCGCCCTGCCCGCTGGAGGCCATCACCCCGTTGCGGGTGCGGCAGTACCTGACCTGGCGCACGCGCGGCGGCACCGGCATGGTTCGCGCCAACCGCGAAAAGGCTCTGCTGTCGCACATCTGGAACTTCGCGCGCGACAAGGGCTACACGGCGCTGCCAAACCCCTGCGCCGGCATCAAGGGCTTCAAGGAGACTGGCCGGGACGCCTACATCGAGGACGACCAGTACCAGGCCATCCGCGCCGCGGCCGACACGGTGGTGCAGGACGCGATGGATCTGGCCTACCTGATCGGTCAGCGGCCCGCGGACGTGCTGAGCCTCACCGAGATGGATGTGCGCGACGGCGTGGTCAACATCAAGCAGGGGAAGACGAAGGCCAAGCTGCGCATCGCGGTGGAGGGTGAGCTGGCGGCGTTGCTGGAGCGCCTGCGCGCGCGTAAGGCTGGGCAGAGCGTGCACAGCACCTACCTGATCATCAGCGAGCGCGGCGAGCCGGTCAGCGTCACTGCCATGTCCAGGCGCTGGGCGAAGGCGTGCGCGGCGGCAGGGATCGAAGGTCTGCAGTTCCGCGACCTGCGTGCGAAGGCGGCAACCGACAAGGCCGATTCGGCTGGCGATATCCGCGAGGCGCAGCGGCAGTTGGGCCACACGACGGTGGCGATGACCGAGCACTACACGCGGCAGCGGCGCGGGCAGAAGACGACGCCGACCCGGTAGGAAATCGCTCCGCAACGGATTTGGCAGCCTTGTGCCGCAACGGTTACAAGGTGCCAGGAACTGACCGATTGCGGAGTGGAAATAGGGCTGAAACCCTTGTGGCACAACGATTTTAGTTCGGACTCAAAATCCGCCGCCCTTAAAAGCGTGTGGGTTCGAGTCCCACCTTCGGCACCATGGAAAACCAGAACGCCCCGGATCGACGGATCCGGGGCGTTTTTCGTTACCGCTCTGACCAG